GTTCTTTCCTAATTCTCTCGTTACTACGAATAACGCTATGCTGAGTCACAAAATGACTCTCAAGCAATCTAAAAATAAGCCATTGCAATTTCTCCATATCTAAGTTATTTGAAACATATTCTTTACCGTCCCTCCCCATAAACTTGAATGGAAGTGTAGTATAACCCAATGTTTCTTGAGTGGAATTTTGCTTATATGGTTTTTTATTATACTCATAGTAATAAGCATTACATCTCCAAGCATCAGGAATGGTCTGATCGGCTTCTGCTAATTTTCGCCCATCAAGAAAAATGCCATCATTCTTCACATAGTTAGAGGCCACATGAGGCTCAATGTGAATATTAAAACGTCTTAAAACCGAGATTGGTTCTATGGTATACTGATCCGCTTGTAAATTTTTGACATTGGTGGAAGATCCAACTAACCAAGGTTCTTTTTGGATAACCCCTTTTTCATGAATGTCTGCTTTTAAAGCTGTACTCTTAATATTGTTACAATAACGTATAACAGCATCAATGGGGCTCTCTTTAGCGACTTCCGCGCGTTCATTTGCCAAATCGTCAAATAAGACAGCAAGGGTATATGACTTATAGTCAGAATCAAATTTATCCTTAGCGTTTTGGGAACAAATCATACGACTATCAACTTCAAAATTCGTTCTCTCGGGGTTCTTTATGAAAGCGGTAGCCTTGAGACAATAATCAGTGAGAACTGCCATAATTGACGATTTACCAACAGATGACTTCCCATAAATATTGAAGGCAAAAGGTTCTTCACGTAAACCTCCGGATCTTTCCTGTGATTTAAATTTGGATGCGATAGTGTTTAACCTCTCCAAATTTTTAGCATGATACTTCTTAGAAAATGTATCGGTGCTTTGTTCAACCAACGCAGTAGTAGCGATATAAAGATTGTCCAACGCATTGGCGAAATGTGGAACACTGCAAAATGGCGTGTCCTTATAATTACCTGCTTGTACTGCAGGCCAAAAACCAAAAACTTCGGCCAAATCTTTCTCATAATCGGAGGATCCTTCATCAGACATAAATAAAGGAGCAAATGTTCTCTGTTTAAAACAAATGTATCCCTTCTCTACGATGAACTGAAAAATATTCAAGAGAGAATCAAAAAAATCGAAAATTGTATTCGAATCCTTTGTGAATTGTTCTAATACGAACGAAAGATTAACCGATGTAAAATATAAATCCTTCTTCCCTCTAACTAAACCGCATGAAAATGCGGTTGCAATAACTTGGGTAATGCGTCTTGTCAACTCATTGTCCCTAATCATTTTAAAATTTCTTAACATATCCATGGTCTCACCAAAGGCAAAGCCAGACTGAGACACAGGCATATCGGAAGTCGTCAATGCATTAAAATCGACAGATTTTCCAAATAAAACCTCTTCAATGACTTCTTTAAAATTTATCTCACTACCACATATGCTCAATAAAAATAAGCCAGTTATAGAAACAAATTGCTCCCAATCAACTGATTTCCTTACAGATCTGTAATAACATAAAACTTTCAAGAACATGTTAGTAATCCCTTGTGGGAGTCCACAATCTCTAATTATTTCATTAATACTATTCATGAAACCAATTTCCCCCGCTTGAGAATCAGCATCCACAATAATGCGTTTAATCTCTGCCTTCTTTTTCCATATCTGTTTGAGACTAGGACCTTTGTCCTTCCTCTTTCGATCTTTAATTCTCTGCCTTTCCACACACTCCTTCCTTTTATTAAATTTATTCCTCCTAGATTCCTTCTCGTTAAATTCCAAAATTCCTCCTTGTGTTGTAATAAGTTTAGATAATGCAAGAGTTGTGTAAATCATAAAATATCAGACACAACCGTTGCATTGAACTAAACCCATGTTGGTGGGTTTGTATGTTCAATACAGCGGGCCAAGTTTTAGTCACTTCATTGATCCGTAGACCTCTGTGATGTATATCCTTTGCTAAGAGCAAGCTCTTTCAAGTCGTGAGGACCATGACCCTACGGCTCCCCGTCCGTTCAAGAGAACGACCGGGTGTGGTGGGGGTTCGACGCTTTCACTTATGGAGCCAGTCGAATAGGCGAATGTCATATCATCCCTCAAGTACTACTCTTTGGGGTAGGCTTTTACAGAGTAATGAAGCAGAGTACTTCAACACATCTCTTTAATTGATTAACTTCTGAGTTTAGCCACTTGGTTAATCGGGTCTAGTGGATAATGTCCGCACTTAAAATAATGCGATGTGGTAGGTTGTTCCTATTTGAAAATAATTTCAATAGACGCAGGCTAGCCATGGTTAGGCAATACTGCTGTTTAAGATACTATATAAAATAGTCCTTCCATAGTGTCCTACCGGAAGCTTTTCAGTCCTTGACCAAGCATCCTGTGGTTAGAAAACGCATCAGTAATGATACAGGAATACATACTAATGCAAGAAATAACATAGTTGTGATACCAACAGCTTACAATACAAATAAAGCGAGTAACTACGACTGTCATTAAACAGCCAATAGAACTTTCTCCTTGATTACAAAATGACGTCGCGGTTGACGCCAGTAAATAAGACTCAAAAATGAGTGTCATAAACTGTTAATAACAGCATAAATCGATAATAAAACCGAACTACATTATTCTCAAGTGAAGCAACTGTGCCAT